AAGCCAACTGACGAGTTGCCAAATGGTAGCTCTTATTTTATACCCATCTTACTTTGAGGAGGTGAGTGCAAATGGCTGAAAAACTTAAAATTCCCCAAAACTCTGCCGGTTATGTAAAGGCAATCGCAATCGACAAGAAAAATCCGGCTCCTAAAAAGTCCACTGGCAAAGACCTTCGTAGTGGCAAATAAGTCTATAATTCATTCAGTTGGGCGGGTAATACGGACCCGCCTTTTCCCTGCCCTTAGTAGTAGGTGACACGCCGGAATTAGACGGTAGAATTCGCTGACGAGCAGTAAACGTGGAGGTTAGGCATGAGACTATTCAATCTGAACTTACGTCCAATGATGGATGAATTAGATGGTGGAGGAACAGGCGGCCCCACCCCGCAAGGAACAGAAGGAACCCCCCAATCAGGAGATGTTGCCGGAGGAGAAACCGGAACAGTCGAAGGGCAAGAAGGCGAACCAACCTCTTCTACTGTTACTGACCACCCAAGTCAGGCGAAACATAATCCTGAAAACGCTAAATTTGCAGAAATGAGAGTGAAAACAACTGCCGCCGAAAGACGCGCAGAAGCCGCCGAACGTAGGGCTACGGAATTAGAGGCACAACGGCAACGCGATATTGAGATTGCCAAGAAGTACGGGCAATACGGTGTTTACAGCGATGCCGACGTAGCTGAGAAATACGGTGCAACGCATGGGCTAAAGACGATTGCCGAATTTGAAGAGGCCCTACAGCGTGAGGAACGTGCAGCACGACAAGAAGAGTTAAGGGCTAAGGGCATTGACCCTGAATTCCTAAACAAATTTGTGGCTGAACACCCTGACGTAAAACAGGCAAGGGAAACAAATCAGGCACTTGCACAAGAACGGGCGGCAATAGCTAAAGCCCAACAGGACAGGTTTCTTGTTGACAGTTTCGACGAATTGACAAAAGAGTTTCCCGAGATTGCCAAAGCGGAGGATGTACCTGCCGATGTTTGGCGAGTTTGGAGGAATGGCGAATCAGGAATTTCCCTTAAACAAGCCTATGCCGCGGTGAATTATGAGTCTATTGCCTCTAAGAAAGCGGAGGCTGCCAAGCAAGCTACGCTCAATAACATTCAAGGCAAAGACCATGTGCGCGGTAATGGCAAGGGTGCAGAAGGGGATACGGTGAGGATACCGGATGAAGTCCTGGAGATGTATAAGCGGTTTAACCCAGGCAAGACAATGGATGAATATAGGGCTCATTACAAAAAGAGTCAAAATTAAGGAGTGGTTTTAAATGGCATTTAAACGATGCGGAAGCGTGAACGGGGCTCAAAGCCCGATTGAATATTATCTTTTAGCTGATGCCGAAGGTGCAACCTTGGGACAATGTTTGACTCAGACAAGTGGGAGATTGACGAATTGCGCGACAACTACGATTCCTCAATTTATTGCACTATGCGATAGAACGGCAGAAGCAACCTCTGTTACCCCCCTCCCTGTAGAAAGGGTTAGGGAAGATGTTGAGTATTCAGCCAAGACCACAGCAACTGCGGCAGTTACATTAATCGGTGACAAGGTTACATTGCACACTGACGGATTATCGCCAACCGCCACGAATTCAAGCGGAGTGTTCGAGATTAGTGCAACTGATGGAGCGACGACCAACTCTAATGTTCGTGGATATTTCAGATAAACCATATTTGATTTAGTATGGCCTCGATGGGGGGTCCTTTTTTGATTGAAATTTAAGGAGTGACGAAGGATGATTTTTTCTAAAGCAAGTGGAGTGAATGATTCTATTTTTGGCAAATCGCAGGAGCCAATTAAGATGATGCTTGAGCAACAAGAAGAAGCTTTTCAAAAGATGAGCATTATTGACAAGGTTTACTACATGGACGATACTAAGGATTTTGCCGCGAAGTATACGATTGAAACAAGTCTCGGGAACTTCGAGCCGGTTGGTGAATCGGGCAAGTACCCTGAATCTTCTTTCCAAGAGGGCTACAGCAAGGTTATTGAGCCTGATACATGGAAGAACTCGTTTGTTGTTACTCAGGAAATGATCGAGGACTCCAAGATGGGCAAGGTGAAATCCAAGGCTACTGCATTCATGCTGTCGCATAATCGGACTAGGGAGTTGTTCGCCTGTGGAATTATCAACAATGGAAACGCCACGACGATGACCTTTGGTGGAAAAACTTTTGATATTTCCGGCGCAGATGGACAAGCTTTGTTTTCTACCGCTCATCCGTCTAAAACTGGTGGCACTGGCACTCAGTCTAATCTTTATAATGGGGCATTTTCTTATGATAATTTGTGCTATGCAGAAGAGAAAATGCATTACTTTACTGATGATGAGGGGAACTATCTTACGGTAACCCCTGACACCATTGTTATCCCCGATAAAGCCGGTATTAAGAAGTTAGTATTTGAAGCAATTGGCGCAGAAGGTATCCCTGGAACTGCCAATAACTCATACAGCTATCAGTTCGGACGCTGGAATGTCCTCTTTTCGCCATATATTACCAATTATTCAGGAACAACCTCTGGATATGATACTTGGTATTTGTTAGATAGTAAATTCAATGAAGCGTATCAGGCATTGGTGTGGTTAGACAGGATTCCGTTAACAACTAAATCCTATGTGGATGAAAATACAGATGCCAATATTTGGAAGGGTCGTTCAAGGTACGCTGCCGCACCCAATAATTTTAGGGCCATGTTGTGTTCCGCACCTGGATTAAGCGGGGCTACCTCCTTTTAGTTTTACTAAAATACCTGTATAATATAGTTACGGGATAGTGAATAGCTACACGACAAAGGGACTCGCCTTAGTCCCTTTCCCGTATTAAAGCATAAGGCAAAGCACGAAGGGCGGTGTTTTTGTTATGCAAAAATCTGTAATGGACAGGATTTACAAGGATGAAATAAGATTCGGAGGAAACAAGGAAAAGTCTCTTATTCGGGATAATTACACTTGCCAAGATTGCGGTTCAAGGGATAACCTTGTAACGCATCACAAAGACAAGTCTGGAAATAGTGATAATCCTAATAACGAGATGGACAACCTTATTACCCTTTGTAGATCATGCCACATGAAGAAGCACAAGGGCGACAACATGTCTGGGAAATATTCTTCTTGTGAGTATTGCGGCAAGGAGATATATGTCCAGAAATCGAGTCACAATAGGTATTGCAGTAAAGAGTGTTGCGATAAAGACAAGATTGGCAAGCTTAAAACATCTGTAATTAAACGATGTCTCGTATGCGGTAAGGAGTTTAAAGCGGTACACGCTAATATCCTAAAGGGCAAAGCTAAATATTGTAGTAAAGAATGCTCTAATCTGGCACAACAAAAGAAAATCCTAATGTTTTGCCAAACATGCGGGGCGGGATTCGAGATAATACCAGGGAGAGTAAGATCGGGCAAGGGGAAATATTGCTCTAAGTTTTGTTGCTCTTTCGGACAATTTAAAATTTAATCACAACCCAACGAGGATAGCTTAAAAGCTGTCCTCATTTTATTTGAGGGAGGAATTACATTGGCGTATAGTAATTTTAGCAAAGTATGTGCCGAGGACGGCTTTGCCATTGGCACCTACGGGGAAGAGGTTGATCTTGTCGGCCTGTTCGAACCTGGCAGCCAATTCTTTGTAGATTCCGGCACGGGTAGCGATAGCAACACTGGCTTATCATGGGGCACAGCCTTAGCAACTGTAGACGCTGCAATAGGCAAATGTACTGCTAACAACGGCGACATTATCTGGATTGCCCCTGGCCACACCGAAACATGGACAACCACAGGCGCCAAACTTGTCGCTGATATAGCAGGCGTTCGGATTATCGGACTTGGCCAAGGCGCAGATCGTCCGACATTCAGCTTTGGCCATACCGGAACTACATGGACAATCAGCGCGGCAAACGTAACTCTGTCTAACTTGTTATTAGTAAGTGCAGTGGATTCGATTACCACATTCGGTACAATCTCTGGAAATGACTGCACCCTGCTTGATGTTGAAACTAGAGATACTACAGACATTGAGGCTGTAGACACCTTTATCGTTACAGGTGATCGGCTTACAGTTAAGCGACATTTCCATAATGGATATACTGCCGGGAATGCCAATGCTCGCGTGTTCAAAATGACAGGCGTAGACAACGCTTTATTTGAGGGTTGCCGATTTATGACAAAGGTGACAACTGCGGTTATCAACTTTGTATCTACCGCTTGTACCAATGTTGTGGTGAAGAATTGCGATTTCTTAGTTACAAGCACGACTGACCTATCAAAAACTGTCGTAGATACTCAGGGCGGCAGTACGTGGGAGGTTACAAATTGCTTCGACCTTGGCGCAGGTAGCGGTTTCTCTGGCGGTTCAGGTGGAGCATTAGCTAAGGATGACACAGGGGCAGTAACTACTGCGGTAGCAGCTCTGCAAGCTGAGGTATCGGGTACGGCGGGATTGGCATCATTTCCAACTGGTGCGGCTGCTGCTAATAATGTTTCGCTAGCGGAAGTTATTCGATACACCCAAGAGAATATATGCCGAGCTGGTACTGTTCTTCCTGCCTCACAGTCTATTTATGACTTAATAGCAGGGGCTAACGGTATTGCTACTTGGGCGACGGCTGCTGCTCCTGCAAATGGCGTATCATTGTCTGAGGCAATTCGTTATATCGTCGAAACTCAATTAAACAGCTTAATGGACATTCGTGAAAAGGTGGCAACGAAAGCGGCTGCTGTAATGGTGGACGGTGATACTTTGTTTACTATTGCTGGCGGTCCAATTCAAATCACGGGCCTGCTCTCGATATGCGCTACAGTAAATGATGCAACTGCATCCACTCTCCAATACAGTAGCGTATCGACATTAGGCACACTAACCACGACAATTTCAAACGCATCAGGCTCACTCGCCGAAGCTCCTGCTGGCTCCTCTGTATCATTAGTCGGTACAGCATTAACAACCGCTGCAAATTACAGCGCAACAGGGGCTAATCTTAGCACAACTCCTGGTGGCATTATTGTCCCTGCGGGTACTATCAAGGCTGTGATTGGTACTGGTCCTACTACCGGAACATGGGCACATTATCTCAGATACAAACCGCTTGCAACTGGTGTAACTGTATCTTAATTATTGGGGAGGCGTAACAGCCTCCCTTTCTATTGGAGGTAGCATGATAACCGAACAACAACTCAACATCAACACAACAGAGGTAAAACTTCTTTACGATATTCGCCAAGAGTTACGCGAAATCAAAGAAGCCCTATGTTCAATCGCGAAGAACACAGAGCCAAAGGAAGAAGTTGAACCGAAGAAAGCTAAGGTAATTATTCCTAAGCCAAAGGTGGCTTTAGTTAAAGACAAAGCCAAAAGGGGGAAAACAAATGCCAAGAATTAGTGATGGACAAGGACATGAATTACAATTAGGCTCGAATACCTCATTGCCGGTATCATCAACTACA